TTAAGGATGTAGCTGGCTGTGATGAGGCAAAAGAAGAGCTTGAGGATCTCGTGGAGTTTTTGCGAAACCCTAAAAAATTTACAGATATGGGTAGCAAGCTCCCAAAAGGGGTTCTTCTACATGGTCCACCAGGGACCGGCAAGACATTATTAGCCAAAGCCATGGCAGGCGAGGCAGAAGTGCCGTTTCTTCTTGCTGCCGGATCAGACTTCGTGGAGATGTTTGTGGGCGTCGGAGCGTCTAGAGTTAGAGATCTGTTTGATCAGGCTCATCAGTTAGCACCATGTGTGGTCTTCATTGATGAGATCGATGCTATTGGAAAAAAGAGAGGCGGACCTGGCACTGGGGGCAATGACGAGAGGGAGCAGACTTTGAATCAAATGTTGGTCGAGATGGATGGCTTCGGAGAGAATTCAGGCATTATTATTTTAGCGGCTACAAATCGAGTCGAGACGTTGGACAAGGCCTTAACCCGCCCTGGGCGCTTTGATAGAAAAGTTTCTGTGGGTTTGCCCGATGCTGGTGGCAGAAAAGAAATACTAAAAATCCACACTCGCAAGGTGCCCATTCATACAAGCCTTGATCTTGAAATGATCGCCCGTACAACCTCTGGCTTTTCTGGTGCTGATTTGGCAAATCTTGTTAACGAGGCTTCTATCATAGCCGCACTAGAAGAGGCTCCCGTGGTTGATGATGATCATTTTGATCGAGCGAGAGACAAAATTACCATGGGGAAGCCACGCAAGTCGATGGCGATGTCGGAGTCGTCACGTCGTGCTACAGCAATCCACGAAGCGGGACACGCTCTGTTGGCTTACTACCTAGAGGACGCCGACCCACTACACAAGGTCACCATCATTCCTCACGGCAGAGCCCTCGGCTTAACAATGCAACTCCCAGAAGACGACAAATATTCGTGGAGCAAAAAAGAAAACATCGCAAGAATTAAAGTATTGCTGGGCGGCTACATCGCAGAGAAAATGTTTTATGGTATTGAAGGCACATCAACAGGCGTATCAAATGACTTATTGCGAGCCAAACAAATAGCCGAGACAATGGTCAAAGACTACGGAATGGGCTCAGTCGGTCCAGTCTATTTCGGCAATGCCGCCGCTTACGGCAATCGTGGTGCTGATATGTCTGACTTCACCAAAGAGCAATTCGACACAGCCGTCAATGAGATTATGACCCAAGCCCTGCGGGAAGCAGAAGAACTACTCAATGAAAAGCGAGAGCACATCGTCATTCTAACCAATATGCTCTTGGAGCAGGACACAGTCCTAGAAGAAGAGTTGGAAGGTATGTTCGGTCTCCTCGACATTTATTTTGAGGAAGACTAAAATAAAACTTGACCGATAGAAACCCTGTGGTAATGTAGTATCACAGGGAGGAAGGTATATGAATATCTTTGCTATTGAAGGCGATGCCGAAACTGGTCAAATTGACTGGGAAGCATCTGCTCGTTCTCAAGACAACTTGCGGGTCGTCAAAATGATCCTAGAGTCATGTCAGATTCTATCCACAGTATTGAACGAGCAGGGGATGAAAGCCCCTTATCGCTCTTTCAATCCAAAGCACCCTTCGTGCTTATGGGCTGCCGAGTCAGCCAACAACTTTACCAACCTTGCCCTACATTGTCAGGCAATGATTGACGAGTACGAGCATCGCTTCGGCAAGACACACAAGTGCCAAGCAGTCCTTCACAAACTTATTGAGATGTTTGACCCTGATCTGTTTCCACAGCAGGAATGTACTCCATTGCGGCTCGCTATGCCCGAAGAGTTCCACTCAGACAATCCTGTTGTGTCTTATCGCAAGTTCTATGCCTCGAAGCCACGCTTGCGTTATCCAGTAGACAAAATTCCACAATGGGTGTATGATTATCGCACGGAGCCATTTGAGGTGGTCAATGGATAAGCGCCACAAGAAGAAGCTTAAGCGAGCGGCAAAGAAAAAGCAGGACAAAGCCAAAGCACAGCAGCATGAGCAAAAGCTTTCTAAGCAGATGAACATGTTTGATCGTCTTCCGAAAGCTTGTAGTTCCTGTTCTAAAAAATTTCCTAAGACTCGTGAAGCGCATATGACCTGGAAAGTCACAGTTAGAAACAAAGAACAACAAGTCAGGTTATTCTGTCCTGACTGTCTAGAAAAAGCCAAAGCGGCTGTGGAGAATAGTAATGAAATTTAAAGAAGCGGTTACTTATGACGACATGTTGCTCGTGCCTCAGTACAGTGACATTACAAGTCGGTCGGAGGTAAACATCTCCAGTTGGCTTAACTCAGAGCACTCTTTGGGGTTACCGATCCTTGCCTCACCGATGGATACGGTGTCTGAAGTAGACATGAGTATTGCCATGGCGCAAGCCGGCGGATTAGCTGTTATCCATCGTTATAATACCATTCCTGAACAGGGAGCCTTGGTAAACCAAGCAGCTAATCATGCTAGCACATCTCTAGTCGCTGCAGCGATCGGGGTGACAGGCGACTATTTGGAGAGGGCTACCAGTGTTGTTTCACTTGGTGCCAATGTGCTTTGTGTGGACGTGGCTCACGGTCATCACGTCATGATGAAAAAAGCACTCGAACAATTACGCAAATCTTTCGGTGAAGATATTTATATTATCGCAGGGAATGTCTGTACGTTGGAGGGTGTAAACAATGTCAGTGATTGGGGGGCTGATGCTATACGCTGTAATATTGGTGGCGGCTCCATTTGTTCTACTCGGATTGTCACAGGGCACGGTTTACCCGGTCTCCAAACGATCTTCGACTGCGCCCGAACAGATCGTGATGTTAAGATCATCGCAGACGGCGGCATCAAAACCTCAGGAGATATTGTCAAAGCCTTAGCAGCAGGCGCAGATTTTGTAATGTGTGGCTCTCTTCTAGCAGGCACCCAAGAAAGTCCAGGTCAGATTGTCACCCTTCCTGATGGTAGTCGCATGAAAGAGTACCGAGGTATGGCATCTAAGGATGCTCAGATGGATTGGCGGAATAAGTCTTCGACCCCAGAGGGCGTGGCATCGTACATTCCCTTCAAGGGTAGCGTAACGGATATTCTCGCCGATCTTCGAGGCGGTATTCAGAGCGGTCTTTCATACTCTGGTGCTCGCACGATCGCCCAACTTCAACACAAGGCTGAGTGGGCTCGCCAAACATCGGCTGGCACTGTTGAGAGCGGCACCCACATTCTCACTGCTCAAGATGGGCGGAGGAAATAAAATGTTTTATCGTAAAGATGGAAAAGAACAACAAGACGAAATCAATCGCACCCCGACTCAAGACGAAGTTCAGTACGGACCCAACCCAAAATGCTTCGAAGTCCACGAAAAGTGGCAGGTAGAATGTGATCAAACTAGTTGCCGCAATTGGATGAGCTACGAAGAAGACTTGAATTGCGCAATGGTCTGCGCAAGGAAATACCCAGCAGGTTTAAGTTTGCGAGAAGTTGCCGAAAGAATGGCAGTTAGTTTTCCTCGGGTTAGTCAAATAGAGCACGGAGCATTTAAAAAAATGAGAGATATGGGAATAATTAAGGAATTAGAAGACGAATAGGTTCTTTTACAATATAACAAACTATTTATATTTGATTGCCTTTGGCGTCGAATACAACAAGGAGTATATTACAATGACAAAGAAAGCTTCAAAGCTAATTAATGAACGTGTTATCCGCCGCTGGGGCAAGTTGGCAAACATGCCAGCACTCACCGAGAATTTTATCGATAGTCTCGAAGAAGATGCTATGGAAGATGAAATGGATGCCGCCGAAGACGAGGTCGCTGCTGGTGAAGCAGAGATGGAAGCCGGTGAAGAGGCTGAGGCTTCCCTAGAAGAAAAAGAAGCCGTAGAAAATATCGTACAAGCTGTCGTCGATGCCATCGCCGCCGAAACTGGTGTTGATATCGAAGTCGAGGGCGGTGCTGATGAGAGCGCCATGGACGACATGGACGCCGGCATGGACGCCTCAGACGAACTTGATGACGATGCCGACATGGATATGGATGACGCTGACGCCGCAATGCGTGACAGCGATCCAGCTATGCGTGACAGCGATCCAGCTATGCGCAACCGTGTGGCTATGAACCGCACCGACGAGGGCAAGCATGGCATGGGCAAAGGTGACCAATCTAAGTCTCGTGCCGACTATGAAGGCGAAAAAGACAAGGACGCCAAAGAAGATAAGGAAGAGCGTGAAGCTTATGACAAGAAGCACAAGGGCTCTGGCGCTCGCAAGGGCGACCAAAGCAAGTCTAAGGCTGACTTTGAAGAGGCTCTTGATCTTGAGATCGTTGACGACGAAGCTCTTACCGAAGCTGTCCTCAAGCGTGTCGTAGAACGCCTACTTAAAAAGAACTAATCTCAGAGAGGTTCTTCACATGACGAAGCCGCTGCCTTCTGTAAACTTACGCCACCTTGTGCGACAAGTAATTACGGAACAGCGGCATTCGTCTATGTTGTGCTCCCCTAAAGTAATTAAAGAAGGTGTATATGACCCAGGGATTCTTAAGGCTGTATTCACAGCCGGCGGTCCTGGCAGCGGAAAGTCCTACCTAGCTGATGTGATCTTTGGTGTTCGGACTGGCAAGGGCAAGCCTTTCTTTGAAAACTCAAGCTTTTTAGGACCTACTGGGCTTAAGTATGTAAACTCTGATCGCTTCTTTGAGAGGGAGTTAGCTAAGCTAGGAATCAACCCAAAAGACCTTCGGGACATATCCGAACTTCCAGGCAGCGAGCTTTGGGATATAGTTCAAGACCCTGATGAGCCAGAGTCGGCTCGTAACATAGCAAAAGGGCATTTGAAGAATTTACGTTCTTTGTACGAAAAAGGTCGCCTGGGCATGTTGATAGATGGAACTGGCAGCAAATTTGACAAAATGGTTAGAGAGAAGAAACTCGCCGATGCCATGGGTTATGACACTTATATGCTTTTTGTAGATACATCGCTGCCTGTTGCTATAGAGCGGGATGCTAAGCGTGATCGCACCTTGGGTCCTGAACTGGTAGAAGAGATCTGGCAGGGCGTGCAGGATAACAAGGAAAAGTTCAAAGAATTGTTTGGAGATAATTTTTCCATAGTAGAGAACTCAGTTTATGGACCACCACCTCAAGAGGTTGTGAAGAAGATTAATAAATTTGTAGAGGCTCCTGTAGAAAATCCAATCGGACAAGCTTGGATTCAGAGCGAACTAGCCAAGAAAAAACAAAACTAAGAAGGGCGGCTCCATGAAGAGCGTCTATAACTTACTTGTCGAACAAGGCTTCATACTTTTTCCAGAGGGTGAAAGTAATTTAATTAAAGCCCCTCGGGCGTTTTTTGCTGCCCGAGTAGTGGAGTGGATGAGGAGGAAAGGCAGAGATCCTGATTTTAACCTTAAGGACTATCTCGTAGCTTTAACTTACTATAAACTTGGCATGGCTGATTTAAAGTTTCAAGAAGATGAGTTATTATATAGATACAGAGGCGTGACCCTGGGAGGAGTAGAAGGTGAATTTTCTCAAGATAGTGCTGAACCTCTTTCTGCGTTCCACCGCCCAGGCGAGCCAGCCCCAACCCCTGAGGGACCTATTGACGACAAAGAACCTTAAGCGGGTCATGGGTTCTTCCAAATATGTTTTCTTTGATGGTGACAAGAAATTAAATGTAAACTTAGTGGGGATTCGGCGAGACAACGTTGGCACCAATAAGTTTGATGACTTCTTTGCGTTAATCTACAGAGACGAAAATCTCAAAGAAGTGTGTAATATTTATCCAATCACGACAGACCCAGGGGAACACTGGCTTATGAACCCCATCAATCCAAAGGGAACCGCTGTGCTGGTTCCCGGTCAGTACCGTGGTACCTGGAAGCTTGGAAAGCATCAAAATAAATATCCGGCTCTTGTTCAAGCCAAACCAGTTAAAGTTTGGCGGGACAACAACAAAGATAACGTTATAGATTATCATGGATTCAACACGATAAATGAAGGCTACTTCGGGATAAACATCCACAGGAGCAATCCCTACGACAAGTCGTACCTAGTAGAGAAGTGGAGTGCTGGATGTCAGGTGTTTCAATCGGTTAAGGATTACGATGAGTTTATGAAAATCTGTAAGAAGTCAGCCAATCTCTACGGCAACTCTTTTACTTACACTTTATTAACGGAACAAGAAATTAGGAAACACCTTGAGAACTGACTATTTATAGTTAGTCTTATTTTAATAAGGAGAAAAAACAATGTCCCAATATAAGATTTCTAAAAAACGGTTAGCTGAAATTATTAAAGAAGAATATGACGCTGCCATGAAGCGCACCGATGAAGCTCATTGTGGTACGCCAAATCGTGATGAAGACGATGCTAAGCCTGACTACATTGACTTGGACGGCGATGGTGATAAAGAGGAGCCAATGAAAAAGGCTGCCAAAGACAAGAAGATGAAGAAAGAGTCTCTTGATTCAATTCGTGCCCTTATCCAACAAGAACTTAAGAACCTGTAATGAACTTAAAACCCCAGCAAGTTGGCTTGATTATCGCTAGTGGACCAGTTCGAGATGAGTTCTCTCGGAAGATTAAAGAATTAGATCGTCGTTTGAAAATGAACGGCATGAGCTATCCCCAGTGGGATACGCTCACTGATCATCAACAGGAGATCTTTATAGATAATCTATTTCTTGACGGCGAGTGTGCCGTTAGTCCAGAGAATTATGTCCACGGAGCAGTGTCTAGCTGTGGGTGTCCAGATGTAGTGGAAGACCTACACCACCACTCCCCAGTATTGATGAGGGAAATAGAAAAACAACAGGAAGCCATGCCTGACATGACTTTGAGGGTCACTGAAGCCTTACAATCTTTAAACGAATTTATTGACACACAAGTCGATAAATTTAGACTGACTGAAAGCAAGACCCAACGAGCCTTTGATCTGTATGAGCAAAAGGTTTATGGTGCCTGTGCCCAGACAGATATTCTAGGACCCTGGTCAATTGCTAAGGCTGGTGCTTCTCCAGATGAGACTGGACCAGATATCCAGATTCAAATACCAGGACTAGACCCAGCCTTTGTGGAAGTAAAGCTTAACCTAAAAGCCGGCATGGGCGAGGGTTCTGCTAATTACTCCCCAGAACAAGGAAAGTTTAATATTGTTGTCCCTCGGGACAAACCACCAATGGAACCAGAGTTCGCTGAGTTTGTACTTCAGGAACTGTACAGCAACGAGCAGAACATTAAAGAGTTCGCCCTAGCGATCAGAGACTGGCGTCGTAAAGCAAGCTACAAGTGGGACTCCACACGAGGTGGCGATCCTAGTTTGTTCGCTTTTCCTTTTAGTACCACTTACGAAGCTTATGCCAACGCAGTCAAGGCAGGGTTGTACCGTAAAGCCTCCGAGTGGCCTACGGCTGGTGGCGGTGTGATGCTCCCTGACTTCTTTATTCACAAGCTTTATGCCCGAAAGGATACTTTCTATATCCAAGTGGGGCGCAAGGGACTTTATTATTTGGCAGAGAACCCGCTGAATCTGCCAGTGCCGCAGTTCCCATCTAAGGCTGCTCTTATCTATCGCCCTAAGCCATCTGGCTCTAAGAAACTGCCACCAACACCAGAGCAAGCAGCACGGGGAGAAAAAGGAGATATTAATTACGGATGGGAGAGCCAAGACCCACGCCCTGAAGGAGAGCGTGATGATCGAAACTATTCCCCTTATAACGGAACGTTCATGATTCAGTCAAAGCTCCCCACAGGTGCCAACCTGCCCAGTTCGCCGTACACGCTAGATGACCCAGCAAGCATTGAGGCATTGCTGGCAGCACTAAATGTAGAGACAGAACAACCGGAAGAAAGTGAGGGCTTGTGAGAGCCGATCCATTTGAACGCTTCAAAGATCTAAAAGAAAATCACTGCTGGCAATACGAAGTAAGACTTCGCAACAGCAAGAAAGACCTACGAGAACTAGGCAAGGACCAGAAGTGGGCTGAGAGCCTACGGACTGATGACTTTGACTTTGCCTATGTTGATAAGGCAGCCAAAGCACAATGTGCTGAAATCAAAGCATTTATCGAACGCCACGAGTTCCTAGGCATTCTACCCAACCGACCAACTCACCGCTTCACTGCTCGGCTTAAGAACAGCGGAGTGTTGGCTGGCGTGGTTGTTATGGCGACGCCCAACACATTCAGCTTTCTGCTGGGGCGAGAAAATAGAGACATTATTAAATTGGTATCAAGAGGAGCATCAATTAGTTGGGCTCCCAAGAACCTAGGTTCATGGCTGGTGTCCCGTGCTTGTAAGTGGATGGTCCAAAACACAGAGTTCAGGTGCTTCGAAGCCTACAGCGATCCACTGGCTAAAGAGTTGGGAACAATCTATCAGGCACTGAACTGGACCTACCTTGGTCAAACTTCGGGCACAATAAAAATGTATAGGGACCCAGATGCCCTAGAGAAGGGCTGGTTTAGCGACCGAGAATTCCGAAAGAAATCTAAGTATCGTCGCTATGCTGAAGCAGCGGGCATCCCATACGAGGAATGGAAAAAATACCTAGGTAAATACACTCCTAAATGGGATGAAATGCCTTTTGGCTGGAAAGAAAAGGTCAAAGAACAAGAGAAGCTTTACCGAGAGAGTTGCGAGTGCCGAGTTGTGCCCTCGAAACACAAGTACTGCTACATTTTGGGCAGATCAAAAAAAGAAACTAAACAATTGCGCAATTTATTTGTACAATGTAATCCTAAACGGGCAAACCTGCCCTATCCTAAAGAAAGAGGAGAATAAAAATGACGACCGTAACTAACGGAAGCACCGTGACCTTTCACTATAAGGGCACACTAGAAGATGGAACAGAATTTGATAGTTCCTATGGGCGTGATCAGCCCATGACCGCCACTACAGGTGAGAGTGGTTTAATCGCTGGTTTTGAAACCGCTCTAACGGGTATGACAGAGGGAGAGACAAAGACTTTTACCCTTGAGCCCGCAGAGGCTTACGGAGATCATAACCCTGAAGCCTTTACTCAGCTTGAAAAATCTGTTTTCCCAGATGATTTTCCATTTGAGTCAGGCATGACCGTTCCGCTGATGGGTCCCAACGGTCAGGTTATGGCAACACTCACTGAGATCTCGGACACAACAGTTACAGCGGATTTGAATCATCCTCTTGCTGGAAAAACATTGACGTTTGAGATTGAGGTCCTTACTATCAAGTAAACCAAGGAAGTGAATAAAATGAGCAATGATCATATCCTTTTCGGGGATGACATAAGAAATAAGTTACTTAATGGAGCAAACAAGCTTGCCGATGCTGTAGCGTCTACGCTTGGACCAAGGGGACAAAACGTAATCCTCTATAAGCGTGGTGCCAGCCCAGTGATTACCAAAGACGGCGTAAGCGTTGCTCGGGTTGTAGAATTAGATGATGACTATGAACAAGCTGCGGTTGAGGTTCTCCGTCAGGCTGCTCTGGAAACAGAAAAGACTAGCGGGGACGGAACCACTACCAGTACTGTATTGGCTAGGGCTATTCTAGTAGCAGCCAATAAGCATATTACTGCTGGTGCTTCATCCATTGATGTTAAGCGAGGCATTGACCTTGCGGTTGATGCGATCTGTGAGAGAATCACAGAAATGTCTCAGCCAGTATCAAGCGAAGAAGAGATTCGACATGTCGCTACGGTGTCTGCCAACGGCGATGAAACCATCGGAACGCTTATTGCCTCTGCCGTTGATGCCGCTGGTAAAGATGGTGCCATCACAATCGAAGAGAGCCGCTCGCTTCAGACCTCCATGGATGTGACAGAGGGGTTTCAATTTGAGGGAGGCTATGTATCACCTCAGTTTATCACTGACGAGAGAAGGGGAGTGATTGACTATCGGGACTGTTTAGTCTTGGTTACCGACGAAACTTTGGATAATGTGGAGGAGATGCTACCTATTCTTGAGGTTGTAGCTCGTGACGGCAGACCTTTTATTATCGTTGCCGAAGAGATTGAAGGTCAGCTTTTGGCTGCCCTGATCATTAATCGTATGCGCAACAGCATGAAGATTGCTGCTGTGAAAGCTGCCCGTTATGGCGAGGAACGTCGCACAATCTTGGAAGACCTCGCTCTTGTCACAGGTGCGACTTTCATTAGCAAAGACTCGGGTCGGCGTCTTAAAGATGTCAAACTAGAAGACCTTGGCAACGCTAAGAGGATTGAGGTGGGCAAGCGTCACACGACTGTAGCCGATGGAGAGACTGACTATGATGAGATGGACAAGCGATTAACTCTTTTGAAGGCTCAACTGGAAGATACTGATAGCCTTCAAGAAGCTGAGCGCATCCAGGAGAGGATCACCCGCCTTTCTTCTGGCGTAGCGGTCATCAGAATCGGGGGAGCTACAGAGATTGAGGTGACCGAAAAGAAACATCGTGTGGAGGATGCTCTGGAAGCAGTTCGATCAGCGCAACAGGAGGGCATTGTTCCTGGCGGCGGTACGGCTCTCTTGAGAGCAGCTAATAATTTGGAATTGGAGCCCATCAATCAAGACCAGCTTTTGGGGGCTCAGACTCTGGTTCAGTCTTGCTTCGCTCCCATTACTCAAATACTTAAGAATGCTGACATATCGTCAGATCTGGTTGTTAATTCTTTGGCGTATGATAATCATGAGAAAAACACTGGCTTTAATGTTCGAACAGAAAAGTTTGAAAATTTAATTGAAACAGGTGTAATTGATCCAGCCAAGACAGTCAAGTGTGCTCTCCAAAATGCTGCCTCGGCAGCGGGGACTCTCTTGACGACAAATTGTGCTGTTCTTCGGGAAGGTGGTGAATAAAAACGCAAGTCTAGCGACTAATTAGAATAGCCGGTTACACTTCAAAAAGACCAGAGTATTTATTGCCTGGTCTTTTTTTTATCTGGAGGCTTTCTAATGAGTGATGAAACATTAAAATTAGTTTTACAAAAGATTGAAGTCTTAGAGAGCAAAATCTGTAGTGCCAAGTCACTCAATGGAGGCTTTGATAAGTTAGCAAACGATGTGGAGCACATCAAAGAGAGCCAATCAGATATTCTCGATGGCATTCGTGGTGTAAAGCAAAACCTTTATGAGCCAGATTCAGGCTTGTTTAGTCGTGTAAAAGATTTGGAAGTAGAATCAATTCGTCGTCAAGAATTCATCAATGAAGTAAAGCCAATCATTACCCAGCATCAAGAAGTTGTCTTGTGGAAGAAACAAGCAGAGAAAGAAGTGGATGAAGTAGAAGAACTACGACACGAAATATCTAAACTTCAAGAATGGAAGTCTGGTATGCAAAGGGTCATCTGGTTAATTGCTACTGCCGCTGGTGGTATGTGGGTCAAACACTTTATGGACTTGATGATGAAATGATTATTCTAAGCATTATATCAGTTGCTTCTTTGTCTTCTGCTTTATACTACCGATATTTGTGGAAAGCTGAAAAGATACAAAAAGAAAACATGGCTAAAACCTTAAAAGCAATGGAGTGGTGGGGAGAATGAAGAACTGGAAACCAATCTTTATAGAGAACAGCAAAATACCTGTATGGTTATCTTACTTGGCTCCTATTAACATCGGTGCGATCACTCTATTTTTTCTCGTTTTCAGTCGTGGAGAAATCAGCGAAGAAACAAAACGACACGAAACAATCCATTTTCAGCAAATGCTTGAAACTTTTGTAATTGGCTTCATAATCCTTTATTACTGGGACTATTTGAAGGGATACATAAAATATAAGAATGGAAGAGTTGCCTACTTTAGTATTCGAGCAGAACAAGAAGCCTACCATAAAGCCTCGCTCAAATTTTATACAGAAGAGCGAAAGAGGTGGCAATGGATTTGGGATTATAAAGTTTAGTGAGAATTTATTATGTATGAGTATAAAGCACTGGTGACCAAAGTTTATGACGGCGACACCATCACCGTAGATTTTGACCTGGGCTTTGGTATTATGCTGAAGAAGCAAACCATTCGCTTGTTTGGAATTGACACCCCAGAAGTCAGAGGGACTGAGAAAGCCGACGGCATCATTTCCCGTGATGCCCTACGCCAAAGAATACTTGGTAAGCAAGTCATCATCAAGACTTCCAAAGACAAGAAGGGCAAGTACGGCAGATGGCTCGGCGAGGTTTTCGTGGAAGATGAAAATATAAATCAATGGCTCATCTCCGAAGGCTACGCAAAAGAATATAAATAAAAACTTGACCTCTTTGTAAGGTATGTTAATATACTAATACGAGGAGAGAGATATGAGCTACTGGCATCAAATGTATCCTAAGAAAAAAGCCTCTGAGCGAGTGGAAGTTCCTAACGGCGAGGCTCGCTTTGAAGCACTCCTCGCCAAAGAACTCAGCACTGGCGACCGCAAGTTCGCCACATCCCTGAGCGAGCAACTTAAGGACCAAGGCAAACTCTCTCCCAAGCAGGTTGAGTGCCTTGATCGTATGGAAGAGCGATATTCAGAAGAGGCTATGATTGCTCGCAAGAACTGGGAAGCGACCTACAAAGCAGAGCACCGCCAGACAGCGATTATCTGTGCGAACTACTACGTCACGACCAGTTACTTCCGTGACCTCGCAGTCAAGATTGCGACCGACGAAGATTTCGTCCCCACTGAACGGCAGTACAATGCCCTCACCAAAAACAAGTATGCCCAGAAGGCTATCAAGGCTGCGACCGAGCCGCCTGCCTTTCCTATCGGCACCCTCGCCAAGGTGCGAGCCAACTACAACTTGGTCAATGACCGCTCCCTCCACAACCAGATTGGTCTAGTGGTGGCGAACCACGCTAAAGGGCTCTACGCTTCCTCAACTATCCTTGTAAATGGGAAGCAACACAAGCTAGAAGACCGCTGCCTCAAGTCCGCTGCGGGCAAGAAAAAGAAATAACTTAAAGAACACATAACGATAGGGTATAATCCTATAAAGGAGGGTTCGTATATGCGAGCAACAATTAGTTTTGAAGCCGACGTAGATCAGGTCAACGTCTTGATGGGGGCTCTTGTCAAACAGGAAGCCGAGCGCCTTCGAGACCTAGCGCACCTCTTGTCGGTGGGAAAAGACCAACGACACCTTGTCGGCGAGAAGTTAAGCACAGGATTGGAGATGGTGCAAAAGATCGCCCATCAACTAAGTCAGTATAAAGATATGCTTGAGAGCTTTGAGAGGTCCAAATTTGAAACCATCTTGCCCCAGGCTGCCGCTCAGCCAGTAGCTAATCTTGGCGACGCCGTTGCTAATCTTAATAAATTTGGCAACTTTATTGATCGCCTCAATGATAATGCTTCCGAGGCTACTAGTGGAGAAGAAAATGACATTCCGTCCCAAGAAGGGTGATCTAGTTTACCTTCCTTCGAATATTATGATCATCGGTGAAGGACTCGCTCAGAACACCAGCGTGCCTGATCGGTGGCTGAACCTGATTGAGCCAACGATGGGCGTAGTGGTTGAACCAAATTATAACAACGAAAATATATATCACAAGGTCCACATCCAGGGTGACAATTGGCTTGTCAGAACTTTGGACACACTGGAGGTAGTGTCTCGTGCTTAAGTTAAACGAAATATATCAAACGACCGTAAAATACGAATCTTTACAGCAAAGCGATAAGGTTAGTATGCAACGCAGGACAACCTACGAAAGTCGGGAATGTATGTTAAACCCTGACTACATTGTTGCTATTTATCCACACTATTTTGAGTCCTCATCGGATCGTAAAATGCTAGCGGACAAATTCAAAGGTACTGAGCAGTTTGCTCGTATCGTTTTGGACGGAAATTCGTTTAGGAGTTCTGAAATTATTGTGTCGATGTCTTACGAAAAGTTGGCACGCTTGCTAGTTGAGACCTGAATGAATCAGCATACATGGTATGATCTGGCGGACCATTTCTGTGCCAGAGAGAAATCTCTTCTCGACAAGGGCAAGAATAAATACTTTGAGCGCCTAGCCGCTCGACGTTACAATTACGCAAACAAAAACATAACAGGGGCGGTTCGTTTAGTCTTTTTGAAAGAGGTCGCCGAGGATAAGATCAACAAGACTTTGGTTCGCAATGGTCGGTTTATCTGGTGTAAAAACCTCAGATACGAGGGTGTCAACGACGACGGTTATCGCACAATATCTTTTACTATTGCGGATGGTAATAAGAGGTTTTATGTTGCTGAGCGTCACGTTTTAGCGATCCCTCATAACACTTATATTAATAACAACTCATTTTTCATGAAGTATAATAAAGTCTTTGCTTCGTTCTCCTCTGTTTTTAGCTACCGTGAGGCAGCCAAGACAATGAAAAGAAACGATGATGGTCAATGGGAAGACCTAGACGACTTTATAGACTATCTGCGGTGCGATACGCCGTTCCGCCCAGGCACTCTTGTTCGAGCCAGAAAAGGACTATTCTTCCCTAAGCTCAATAGACTTCAGGAGACAATGGCTACTCTTACTGAAAGATTCTGTGAGGAAAAGGGCTTGACAAAGCACAGCAAACGTTTGAATGAGTATTTGGCAGGAAGAGTCCACTCATACAAAACTTCGGATCAAGAATTGCTTGAGGTATTCTACCAGTTTAATGACTGGTGTGAGGACACCCCTGAGGCAGAACACCCAGTTGGTGTGGTTATCGGACCTGCTCGTGGTGTCTCTCCCCACTCAGGCAAGGAACTTTACCGAGTAAGCTTTGCGGAAACTATTTATGAAGAGGTACACCCTATCCAAATGGAGGTTTTAAATGAAGTTTAGATTGTATACAAAGAGCAACTGTCCTTATTGTCATGCGGCGATGAGCCTGCTCGCAGAGCATCAAAAAGAGTTTGAGTGTTATGGACTAGACAAGCAGCCAGAGTTGCTTACTGAAATTCAGAACACTTATAATTGGCGGACTGTTCCTGTGGTCGTCGAGATCACAGAGGGTCAAGAGAAGTTCATCGGCGGTTTTACTGACCTTAAAGAATATTTAAATAAAGGTAAACAATTATTAAAAGGATAAAGTATTATGCTATGGAAAACAGAGTTTTCATCACTTCTTAAAGATTTTGAACTAAAGCATCAGCCAGTTATTATTCGTGTGAATAGCTTTGATGAAAAAGCAGCCCGAGACTTTAATTCTAAAATGGCAGCCGCTCAGAGTACAGGACAAAAGGTTGTTCCCGTGGTCATTGATTCTTACGGTGGGCAGGTGTACTCCTTGATGTCCATGATCTCAGCCATTAAATCATCAGAGATTCCAGTCGCCACGATCGTAGAAGGTAAAGCTATGTCGTGCGGTGCCGTGCTTCTATCCTTCGGCGAGCAGGGTATGCGCTTTGCTGACGAAGATGCTACTATCATGATTCATGATGTTAGCAGTGGCGGACGTGGAAAGATTGAAGAACTCAAAGCTGATGTTGCCGAGGCTGACCGCCTAGATGAAAAGATTTTCACCATGATGGCTCGCAACTGCGGCAAGAAGGATGACTATTTTAAAAAGAAAGTGTTCAATAAAAAGCACGCTGATTGGTTTATGGATGCTCAAGAAGCCAAGCGACACGGGCTGGTAAACCACATCAGGGTTCCCAAGATGACAGTGAAAGTAGACGTGGACATTGACTTCGAATGATAGACCTTATCACCGTGGCATTGACACTATTGGCATCAGGTCCCACGATGCCAATTTATTTCGACAAAGAACAGAAAGAAATCGGTCGTGAAATCATCAAAGAAGCGCACAAGCTCGGAGAAGACCCATACACTCTTATGGCCATCGCCTGGCAAGAAACTAGGATTAGAAGAGGTCAAACGTCTCATACAGGAGATGTTGGAATATTCCAAATAAACTGGAGATTTTGGGGTAAGAAAATATGGAAGTACAAATCATACCGCCAGTTCGTCGAGGACATGGACAATGTTGAGCACGGAACCTTGGCTGCCGTCATGGTGCTGCGGGAGATGCGACTTTACAAGACTTGTGTAGGAATTAATTTATATGCTTGCTACAACGGCGGTCCAGCGTGGATGAAATCTAAAAACATAGACAAGATTGCAACTTATGCTCGCAGAGTCCACCATAAAAGAGAGCAATTTGTGAGAAAACATAAAAGCTGGATGAAGGTAAAATGACAAAGAAGTCTTATGCTATGAAATACGACGAGTTGCTGAGAGGGATCGAAATCATCGGGGAAGATTTAGACTTTTTGTGTAGTCTATCGGAGAATCCTTCTGAAGAATATAAAATTCCAGATGCGGTAGAATACTCACTGGCGGTTATAGCTCTCACTAATCAGTTGAGTTTTATGAGCCAAGAGTTGGCAACTAATAAATTATCAGAAGATGGAATTCATGTTATACTTACTAAGGAACAAGTAGATACAATGAACGATCTTTATGAAGAGGTCGAAGAGGCTTTAGTGAGGTTAAGAAAATGTGGGATATCAATACAAATCAATTAAAATATTTGTCTTTTTACTATTTTTGGCTGTTCTTTTTGCCTATCTGTACCGCTTTTGACTTTTATATGGATACCGTCACGGGCTTTACATTTGGATACATGGGAGCGTTTGTATACATGTGGATCAGGTTTACTGAAGCCAAGAAACTACTAAGGGATGTGGAAGATGAGCAAAGATAAAAAAAGATTAGTGGAGTCTTTTGATGTAGAGTACAACGCTCTGTCAAAAGCTTTAAAGATGAACTTGGTTCTTGACGAAGCAGCCATACGTCTCGTCATACAGACAACTGCTAAAGACATAAAATCTCCTGAGGAAGTCCAAGCCCAGGTGATAGAACTTCTTGAAAGATCTATCCACTTGAACCTGCCCGATGTTCGCCGGCAAGGACCCCACGGAAAGACATGGAACCATGTGGAATAAGGCAGTTCAGCTTGCGTGGAATGGGGCGGTCGGTCTTATATTTCTGGGCGTGATTGGTTTTACGATGACAGCCAAAGCTATGATTGAGAAGCGGTGAATATTTTAGACGAGCACCCATGGCGAACACTCGATGGCAAGCCCATTGATGATATCCGTCAGCACATTTTAGCACACCATGGTCCGACCTACACCCTGCACATAGGTACTGACACAAAGCCATACTTAGATTATACAACTGTGATCACGGCTATTTGTTTTAGGGAAAAAGGAAAGGGAGCAATTGTTGCTTACCAGAAGTGTAAAACAAGCACTTTTCCATCTATGCGTGATCGGCTGTTTCATGAAACCTATGTATCTCTAGAGACAGCCGGAGCTATCTTAGAGCTTACTGGTGACCGAGCTACAATTCATGCTGACGTTAATCCGAGAAAAGATGCCTTAAGTAATATCACTGTTGATGCTATAATGGGCATGATAAAGGGCATGGGTTATCCAGTCTTGGTCAAGCCAGAGGCATGGGCAGCAGATATCGCAGATATGTACACGAGGTAGCTTTGAATCAGAAACTTAATCATCGCAACTTGTTATTGCTTGCGGGGGCGAGCCAAGGTTTAACCTTGGGGCAAATTAATGACAAGCTAGAGAAAAGATTGCTCAAACCTATCAGCGCTCTTGATTGGGCATTGTGGACAAACTTTTATTATCCACTGGCTAAACAAAATATAGTCTATGAGAAAGAATTGATTTACAACAACCGTTCATTATCATGGTTCGCTAACGATTTGAAGCAGCGGTACCAAAAACAGACGATCTCTTGAAAGGAGACGACATGACTGATGCGAAACACATTGAAAACTTTAAGCTGTTCTGTAAGAATAATAGGCTGCGCTTGCGAGAAGCAGGAGATTATTTGCCCATTGCTAAAGCCATTGGTAAGTTCGCCGAAGATCATTTTTTCTGTAATTTTAAAGAGGGAACCATTGGTGTTTATGTAGCCCGAGATAGCCAACGGCAGTTTACTTACTTGAACAAGAAGCTTGTTAAGCTTGGTTGTGTCCCTACACAAGTAGGAGACTTCGAGGGTTGCTATGATTTGGAGTGGATGAATATTCCTCCCGTCGCCCGACTACTTAAGATTAAGAAGGGAGCCGCCAAGGTTGCCGACCCCAAATGGCTTAGAGAGTAATGAAAGAACATGATATTGTAAAAAGGGGCGAACAGTATTTGATGGAGATTGTTACCTCTAAAGATCCCACGTTTCTCCGCAATGCTTGCCTAGAGACTATCGTTTTGACGGGACACCTCTACCGCCGCATTCAAATTCATACTTTTCTACACCCTTTTTTCTTTTTGTTTGGTTTTTTAGCTTGCTATTTTTTTATGAAGTAGTATAATTCAACTACACGAAAGGAGCCTAAGATGGCTACACGACCCGGACGACTTCTCGATAAAACATTCACCTCTTTCACCGAAGCGAGCGGTCGCCTCGAAGACACAATCAATTGGGTCACGGCTGCGGAAGCCTTCGCTCACGAGTTCGAGCCTGGCTGCAAGGCAGAGGTCACGCTCCACCTGTTGGGCAAGGTCCTCGAAAAAGCGCACAAGGAATTAGACAAGGCGTCCGCTCAACTCGCCGAGGAAGTCTTCGGGGACACCGAGGGCACCTCATAGATATATTTTCAGCAGGCAAAGGCAGGCGTCAGCCTTCGCCAAATTTTTTTCACAACTAGGCGCAGCAACCCAAAGAAAGGCAATCAAAAATGACAACAACAGATAAAGACTTTGAAAAGAACGTCAAGGAGTTCGTAAATCGCTTGACAGAGATCGAGAATGAGATCACAATCCTTCGACAAGACCGTTCCGAATTGTTCGCAGAGATGAAAACCAAACTAGATCCCCGATCATTCCGAGCAGCCCTCAAGATTCACAATCTACAAACGTCAACCCCAGATCAGTATTCTTTACAGAAAATTCTGAATGTTTTAGAGACTACAGGATAATTATAACATATGGGGTAAACTGGTGAACATATGTATTGGTCTGTACAAGGGCGACGGACGCCTACATAACGCTATCGTAAGGCGGTGGACAGACAGCATTTATTCACACGCAGAACTGATCCTACCCGACAGGACCTCAATTACCATATTTCCGTTTAGTCTTAAGGGCATCCACCGTGAGCCCTTCAAGATGAAAAATGAGAATGAATGGGACTTTTTGTGTGTGCCTGTGTCGCCTAAGCAACTGAGTATCATCGAGAAATTCTATGAACAAACCCAAGGTCAACAATACGATTGGGTGGGCATGATTGCTTCACAAGTTGTGCCCTTCCATATCAAACACCAACATCGCTGGTATTGTTCCGAGTGGATTGCTTATGCGCTGCGAAGGGCTGGCATCATCAATGAATTACATGAGCAGGCTGATATGTCTCCCGAAGTATTGAGTCGGTTGCTACCGTACCGAGAAAAAATTAAATTTTCTGAAATACCCGAAAGCACTGACTGGAACGGCAGTTGGACCAAAGTCACACACTTTACACCCAATGATATTGACAAAAAAAATGTTTGAAAATATTTATTAAAGATAGAATCATTACGGTTTACAATAGATTCATAAGGAGATACACATGAATATTAATTTTCAACAAGTCTATGAGGATGAGCTTGAAGACGTCACCAAGGAGCTTCTTCAATATCCCCGCCGTTATAGCGAACTCCCCCACGAAGTTCAGCGACTAGTTGAAGACTTAATTACTGCCGGCTATCAACGTGCTCTGGAAGATGCGCTTGACCCTACTGTTTTGGAGGAAACGTCGGCTCTTTCTAGAGAGATGAGCACACAGCTATCCAGCATGTCAAACCTCATTGAAACATTCTTATCACAAAAGAATAGTGAAGGTACAAACTAATTATAAAGAGGGAGACCTCGTAAGGGTTAAAAGCCAAACTGGTTTTGAACAAAACCTTGGATTAATCGTCCAAGTTCTCAGAAATAAGCTCGATCAGCCACAGGGTTATCAAGTACAAATAGGTCAAAACGTTTTATTCTTTAAACATGTTTTAGCCAACAAATACTTTGAACTCGTGGAGAAGACTGACGATGAAAACGGGAGATCATGTACGATTTAAATCTTATGATGGTCAGGAGGAGTGGCAGCAAGGTCTTTTATTGCGCTATGATACCTTTCTCGGGGTAGGTGAGATCATCACGTTAGGTGGTATCATCTGTTATGCCCCGCTGCGATTAATTAAGGGGGTACCGTGATGTTAGAAGAGTATTTAACTTATTTATATGCCTTCACGCAATCCCTGGTGTTTTTCATTTACTACCCTCATCTGATGAGCATCTGGAGATCGCCCAGAGCCGAAGCCATCAATGTCCCAGCCCAGTTTACATTCTTCTGTATTGGAGCAATTTCAGGACTATATATGTATATAGTAAACGGCGATCACCTCGCTACACTGGTTATATGTGGACACATTTTCATCGGTAACCTTGCTTCTGCGGTGATGGCTTTTTACAAGCAACGGAAAGGCAGACTAGATGACCGAAGAAAAGAAAACGAAGCCCCGCAAAGATAGAATACGGGCAAAAAAGAAAACATATAAACTTACCCCCAAACACGTAGAGATGATACGCTCTCAAAAGGGCAAGATGTCCGTGCGTAAGACTGCCAAATGGTTTCAGGAACAGACTCACTACATTTATAAAGTGTCCCCCTCGATGGTTCACCATATTTTTAGTGGACGTCGGCATGGGACGAAAGAGGATCAAGTTTCAATTTACGATTTGATTGCTGAAGAAATGACTGAGGAAGAGCTTGACAACCTCGATCCCAAAAAGGTTAACTACGATTAAAATATTACCACCTTTGACCTTCCAAATGTCCGTAAACGCACATTAGGAATCCCTCGCCTGTGAGACAAAACCCCGTGGTTATGGGATTTTTTGTATGATTATAAAAATAGAACGATTTTAAATCCAAAACCGTCACTTTTACCACTTTTGGCGAAAAATAATAAAATAAAAACTTGACGTACTCCCTATCGGTGATAATATAAGATGTAAGGGAGATACAGATATGGGTTATCGCACTAATCAATGCTCTGCTTGTGCCGGCTGGGGTCACAATCGTCGTGGTTGCCCTGAGATCAAAGCGGCTTATGAGAAGGTCGCCAAGCTCTGTGCTAAATACGGCATTGAACCTGACCCTGTAGCTTACCGCTCTACGTGGCTCGACCCCCTTCGAGAAAAGCAGATGGCAGCCCATGGTGTCAGCGACTACTATGAGATTCACCACCTTGATCACGAAGAGCACATCAGCTACTGGGAAGCCTGCCGCTTTCAAGAGCACGGCGAGCGCCTCGCTGCCGCTGACCGACGCAAAAAGCGTGGCGTAAAGCGTCAATGTAGTTTCTGCGGCAAGACTGGTCACAACCGTCGCAACTGCCCAGAGAAGGAAGCTCACGAGCGTGAGTGCCGTGCGATGAAAGCTCTGGCTCACCGAGTTGCTCGAATGACCTTTGAGGCTGCTGGCATTGTTCCCGGCGCTTTGATTCAGTATCGTGATTTTGATTACACCACGAGAGACTATGTTAATCGTGTCGGCTTGGTCCAGGGCATTGACTGGTCACAGATTGGCAAGCAAGACGTAGAGAATAGCAGCGGCTTGGGCAATGTACTTGAGTACTGGATCTTCCGTGGTAGCAAAGCCATTATCATCAAGGACCACGAAGGTCGCACTCGCCCCGTTGCGGTTCCCCGAAACATTGAACAGCAGAGTAATTATTTTGCCAACTCGGGTCCCTCAGGCTTCGAACTGATCTGCCCCGTTCAGGGTTCCCGTGTGAACCTTGACGGCTACGAGGGCGACAGCGAGTTCCCTGTCAGTATGCCGGTCTACATGTGGGGTGGCGAGTGGGTGAGCAAGCGATTCGGCAACAAAATTATCAAGGCTATCAAAGAGGTTGGTAGCGAACTCATCGTAGCGTAAGGAGAAAAGCTATGGAATTCAGTAACTTAGACCCCTATTCGCCAAACCTTTTAGATCGCATTGTTGCGTTTGATAAGATCTGGGAATTGCGAGAGCAGTACCATAAAGATGCTTATAGTCGCATTTTTGATGAGCCCGACTTTTGGGACCCGATGCTCCACAAGGAGTTTCGTGGTCAGCACGGTTGGACTCGGTTGGGGAGCGCATGATGAAAAACATTATTAAAGACTTTCTCAAGATGCCTTACTACCGAAACTATGCTGCGTGTAGTGGGAAGGTTCACAACGTAGCTAACCACGAAAATGCGGTGGAAGACATCCTGATTAATCATGGACTCAGCGCCGTGGAGCGCAAGGTTGCCAAGGCAGAACGTGATGCGTGGCTAGCAGGCGAGGGCGATGATATGGAAGATAACACCTACATCAGCCAGCCTTGTGGCACTCACGACAGTCCTGATTTTATCATCAAAGAGTCAGGAAAGATGTACTTCGTAGAGTGTAAAAGTGTTAAGAAGGGCGGCACGCCAGTGTATAACAGCGGGCTCCCCAAGGAAAAGTATATTTATGTGTTTTCCTCTAAAAAGTATGATGAAACCACGGTATACTTGGGTCGAGATGTTGTAGAGCCAGGAGTGTTCAAGGTCTTGAAAGAAATGGAACAGAAGATCAAAGACCTTTGCCACGACGCAACTCAGCAATTGCGTGAGGTAAAAGAAAACACTCACGGCTTGGGTATTTATGCCCGATCCATGTTTGGGCACTACGGCATCAAAGATAAGACTGATTACTTTCACAACTCACGGCGACGTGAACTAGAACAAAATGTATTGGATTTCGTATGACAATCGATTTTAGAGTTGGCTCCTGTCTTGATGTTCTCGCTGAATATGATGACAACACTTTTGACAGTTGTGTTACAGACCCTCCTTATGGAATGGGCATGGAAGCCTGGGATCACACAGTTCCTGGCAAAGAGTTTTGGGAAGAGATCAACCGAGTTCTCAAGCCTGGTGCTTTTTGTTTGAGTTTTTGTAGCCCGCATCTTTATCATCGTCTCGCTTGCGCCATCGAGGACGCAGAGTTCGATATCAAGGACCAGATTATGTGGATGATCACAACCAAGATGCCTGTAAAGAATCGCCTCAAGCAAGTTCATGAGCCAATCGCTGTGGCACAAAAGACCTTCAGCGGCACACTCAAAGCAAACTTTGAGGAGTGGGGCGTAGGACTGATCGATACTCAGAACACCCGTGTGCCCTGGGATGGCAAGCCGCCCACTGGCTGGGTCAAGGGCGGTCACCAGCGCCGAACCTTCGGCAAAGACGGCAAAACCACGGGAACACAAAAAGAGTTTGGTAAAGAAGATGCCAACCCAAAAGGGCGTTACCCATCTAATATCATAGGGACAACGCTCCCTGAGCATCAAAAGTATTTCTACGCCCCTAGAGTGACTCGTAAAGAGCGTGGAGAGTACAACAATCACCCAACCCCTAAGCCTATTGCCCTGATGCAGTACCTTATTAAGATCTACACCCCCGAGGGCGGTACAGTTCTTGATCCCTTCTGTGGTAGTGGTAGCACAGGAATTGCTGCCATGCTTGAGGACCGTAGCTTTCTAGGGATTGATCTTGACTCGGATTACATTGACATCGCTAAGCGTCGTGTAGAAGACTGGAGCTAAAGAGTCTTTACATATATGTAAATGTATCAACTTTACATATGTCTAAATGTATCAACTTTACATATGTCTAAATGTATCAACTTTACATATGTCTAAATGTATCAAATCCCAATCAGTGACCTGACTGCCACACTCTGGCTAAAAAAACAAAAATAAAAACTTTACACCCTAAGACTCTGTGGTATATTACTAGCAGGCAAAAAAACAAAGACCTAGAAAGGGGAAAACAAATGCCAAAAAGTGATCGATATAAGTGGTCGTCAAAGATTCACCAAAGAATGTTCTTAGAGCTAAGAGCAAGACTTGGGGTATATAAGGTGTGGTCGGCTGTCATGCAGCCCCACAATGGACCTGGTCAAGCTGACCTTTACCAAAAGGCTTTAGAGGAAGTGGCGGCTGTTCTGGGAGAGGTATTCCCAGCCCATGAATATACTGCTACGCAAGTTAAGCAGCAAATCAATTTCGCTCTTCAGCAAGGAATTCGAGCTAAGGGCTATAGTCACCAAAAGTCTTCACACCACAAGAACGCCTTGAGGGTTCTCAATGAAGCTCTCAGTACTGGCTTCATGGCGAAAGAAGACATTCACGGAAGCTTTTTTGGGTTTCTGAGCCAGGAGTCTGGGACAGATACGCCCGAGTTGAGCAAACTTCGTAGCTGGTTTCAAGCAAACAAGACTCACACACCTGCTAACTACACGCCAGATCTTGAGGACTATCTCAAGTACGACCGCAATCTTCAAGACTGGGACTGGTCACAGGTAGATACTATCGTTCGCCGCCTTAATCGTGTGCTAACTCTGAGCAAGGCAAATTATAGTAGAGCCGAGCTTAAGTCTGCTAAAACCCTTAAAAAGATTCTCAACCAATTTAAGACGGGTGAGCGCAAGCTCGAAATGATCTTGCCAGATCATGTAGTCAAGTTTGTCCAGGTGCGAAAAGTAGAGTTTGTAGATAAAAATCTGAAAAGGCTACTAGAAAGCATCCCAGAACGTGGTCTCGACGCTCCGTGCTTGGGAACCTGGGATGACATGATTGAGCGGACAGTGACGGGACACAACGGTAATCATCGCTGGGATGTTTGTCGTGATCTGATTGCGCTAGGTGTCCTCCCTCCTGATTTCAAGATGCCGTTCATGCTTCTTACTGAAGAGGAGCGCCTTAATTGCCACGCTGCCTTCAGAATGATTAAGGACATGGCAAACATTGAGGTGGTCCAAGCAGGAAGTGACATCTCTGATGTCGCCGAGTCTGCCAAGGATCTTATTCGCACCAACGGCTTGGGACCAAAGCTTTTAGATGTCGATCTCTCTAAGAATACTCTAGCTGGTAAGAAGAATCCGGCTGTCGTAATGGTACGTGAGCGCATGATCGACAGTTTCGGTGGTGGGGTACACACCAATACGCTTATCATTCGGACTGTCTACGATGTTATCCGATCGCTGGCAGCAAAAGCTAGCGATGACGGGAAGATCGAACACCGCAAAAAAGAGAAAATGTATGAAGAATTGGACAAGTACACTGGCTGGAAGGTCTTAGAGGGAACTAAAGCAACATTTACTCATCCTGGCGTAGGTAAATTTGCTGGATACTTTGGACCTCTGGGATCTGAGTGGAAGACGGCACTGATTGATAATCACTCTGGGACAACTGAGAACACTTACTTCCTCGGTGGACTAATCGATGCTAAAATTAATGGTCAAAAGATGCTTCACATTATGCGAGACACAAAGCATAAGGGAGACGTCGAAAAGATTGTAGAAAACATCGAAAAGAAGTTTAACTTCTATAAAGTCTACAACGAGAAAGTTAAGGCAGCGATCTATGATGAGGCAGAGATGCTACTTCCAGATATGATTGCGGTTCCCAACTACTTTACTAAAGATTGTGAGTTTATGCTCCGTGGGAAAAAGGTAAAAGCAAAGAGCAACACAGGGGCTTTTATCTTCATCAAGCGATTCGAGCTAGAAAAATGGATAAAGTCAGATACAACCACGGTGCCACTTAGCTGGATTTTTAAGGTAAAATAATAATGAAAGAAAAATTTGATAAATGGGTTGAAGGCTGGGGTGACGGCACATTACTTATTTACTTTACTGCCTTACATGTCCTAAGTACTTTAGTTATATTAACTTCACTGAGGTAAAGCCATGAAAAAGATTATCCATGTAAACCAGCACGTCATCCGTCGGAATACAAAACAAGGCACTGACGAGCCTGTCTTAACGGTAAAGACATATAAAGAAAACAATTATGCCCACGAGGCTATAATCAAAACTAAAGATGGTGTAGAATTAGGAAGGGTCATTTACAGTCCGCACAAGCCCCTAAGTTGTGGAGCCCGAGTGTGGATTGAGATGGACACCGAAACTACTGATGTTGAGCTTGTTGTAAGAAAAGGAGAAGACGATGCCCAGCGGAACCCGGAGTTATGTGACAGTTTATGACTACAGTGCGGAAGAATTTGACAATTTGGAGTATTGTACAGATACCACAAGTGAAGATTTCTTTGAGCACGTAGTTCCCTACCGTAAAGAGTGGGGAGATGTTAATCATATCGAACTTGAAGACCTCGAATATGAATCCGACGAGAAGATTCTCACTTTTACGTGCGAGACCAAGTGGCATGGACCAGTTGATTGGTTGCGGGCTGCTAGTGTCAGTGAGTTTTTTACCAACAAGTTGATGACGATGGCAATCATCACAAGAGATGAGACTGTTGTAGATGCCGTGGCTGTTATCGACCGAGACATTCTCCAGGAGCGAAACCTGGTTAGTCTCCCCTCGGAAACTGTTGGAGCACTATATGAAAATGATGAAGTGGATGAGTTGGATAACTTGCTGTGGCAACCAATCAACGAGTTCAACAAAGAGTGTGCTGAACTCTACCTCATCCCGGAAGGAAGATAAAATGAGTAACAATGTAAACCACCCCGAACACTACAACGCTGGTGTAGAGGCTATCGATGTAATTGAAAGCTGGGATCTCAATTTTAATGTTGGGAACGTGATTAAGTATATGCTTCGAGCGCCCCATAAAGGTGAGGAAATTCAAGACCTTGAAAAGGCAAAGTGGTATCTTGATCGGCACCTAGGGAATGTCAGGAAAAGGCAACAATGAAAGTAGCAATCCTGGTTATGGCTATTGTGGTTGGCGGATTCTTTATGGGAAAAGTTACCCTAGAGTTCTTAGATATGTTGATTGAGAAACTTAAAGAAGAAAACAGAGACGATCGATAAAATGACAGTAAAGCTTATCTCATACTCTCAGATCCCTGAGGGATCAGAGCTTGATCTTAATAATGTTCAGGAACTGATTGCCTATTGTGCGAGGGTGAGCAACCCCAGCAATCAAATGAACAAGGAAACCTCTGAGCGATTGATCAAATACCTGATCAAACATGCTCACTGGTCACCACTTGAGATGGTGAATGCTTGCCTGGAAATCAATACGACTAGAGACATTGCTCACCAGATTGTTCGGCACCGCTCTTTTGCTTTTCAGGAGTTCAGTCAGCGGTACGCTAACCCAGAAGAGATGGGCGACATGTTTGTTTTGCGGGAAGCAAGGCTACAAGATAAAAAGAATAGACAGAACTCACTTGATATCGATGACGACACACTAAAAGAAGAATGGCAAGCCAGACAACTCTTCGTGATCGACAAAGCCAAGGAAGCATATGACTGGGCGATCGAGAACGGCATTGCTAAAGAGCAAGCAAGAGTTGTTCTACCTGAAGGCAATACCAAAACACGATTGTATATGAATGGAACACTCCGCTCGTGGATTCACTACATTGAACTGCGAGCAGCCAACGGCACCCAAAAAGAACATATGGAAATAGCTCACGCTTGTGCGAAAGTGATTGCTGAGATCTTTCCACTAGCCAAAGACTTTATTGAAGGAGAGTAAAATGAGAAAATTATTTATTCTTGGACTCCTAGTAACTGGAGCCTGTAACCATGTGGCAGAAAAGAAAGACACCAGAAGCTGCTGTGAGCGACTAAGCCTACACGATAAAGAGATGCAAAAGTTTACTCGATATTGTAAAGTTGCTGTGTTCTTGAATAGAAGCAACTCGATTAATGACGCCAATATCAAAAAGAACGTTCAGACAGCGGTTGATGTGTGTAAGTATGTATTTCGAACAGACACCGAGACTGATCTTATGACCAAAGTAGAACTTAATGACATGGGCTTTAGAAAAGTTCGCTATTACATAATTGATAGCGAGTCAATGTTCTGGTCCGATGTTTTGCCTTGTGATCCCGAAGAGTTTACTTGCGAAGAGTTTTAGTGTGGTAATCGGGCAGCGTGTGATCATTGTGTGGACTTCTCAACATGAGCGAGACTGCTATGGCACACCCACTGGAGTCATCACGGCATACGACTCTGTTCGCCAATTGTACTTAGTAGAACACATCGAGCCCGACGGCATCCGAACCACTGGCTATTATTCTGCCGATGAGATGTCTTCAT